GCAGGAAGAGCAGGAAAAGCCCGCAGGATTTATCGACAAGGACAAATGGGTCGAGATGGGCCGCGATCCCGACGAGTGGCGCGACCCGGACGAATTCGAAGAGCGCGGGGAGAAAATCACTTCCGTACTTAAGAAACAGCGGGACGAACTGAAAGCGGAAATTGACGCGTTCAAACAAGATTTCACGTCTTACCGAACCCAGCAGCAAGATATCACTATCAGGAAAGAGCGCGAAGCCTACGAGCGTGCCAAGGCCGAACACGCCGCAGAGATCGCCGCCATCCGTGCGGAGAAGAAACGCGCTGTCGAGGAAATGGACGGGGATGCCCTTATCCGGGCAGAGGAGAGGCAGGAAAGTCTGGTCGCCCCTTCCCCCCCAAGGGAAATACACGCCCCTGAGCCGAACCCCGAATTCGTGAGTTGGGTGCAGAAAAACGAGTGGTACGGCAAGGATGAGGATCTTCGTGAATACGCCGACCTCCTCAGCCACAAATTTTTGCCGGATGTCCAGTCTGGGAAAATGACCGTCACCCAGGCGCTTGAGAAGACCGCCGAGCGCGTCAAGAAGCAATTCGGCCACAAATTCGGCAACGAGCGGCGCAACCAAGCCGCCCCCGTCGCAGAAGGCGGTCCCGGCAGGACTTCGGGCAAAACGTACCGCGACCTCCCGGCGGATGCTAAGGCTGCGTGTGAGCGATTTGCCAAGCGCGGCATCATGACCAAGGAACAATACATCAAAGACTACTTTGGAGAATAAGATTATGGCCCGAGAAAGAAAAGAGCGCAGAGAGAGAAGGATGAACCGGGAAGACTTCGGAGACTCAAACCTTCGCATGACCGCACCCCGAGCCATTAAGCAGTGGGCGGCGAAGAACAACAAGGTACTCCGATTCGTCAACGACGACAAAGCCCGCATTTCCCAACTTGTGGGGCAGGACTGGGACTTTGTTAAGTATGAGGAAGGCCAGATCGAAGAAAGCGTCCAAGAGATGGGCAGCGGCTATTCCATCGTCGTCGGAAATAAAGAAAACGGCGAACCGCTCAAGGCCTATCTCATGGCAAAAGAAAAGGACTGGTACCAGGACGACCAGAAGATGAAACAGCAGGCGGTAGATGAAGTGGACGAAGAGATCCGGGGCGGAAGACTGGGCAACGTCGAACAATCCTACCAGCCCAAGGACGGCTCCGGGCGCACTGTGACGAAATACAAACCGTAAAACGGAGATAAATCATGCCCAATGCAGATATCGGGCGGGGATTCAAGCCCGTCAAGACCCTGGATGGCAAATGCTATTCCGGGTTCGTTAAAAGAGCCTTTGTGGACAATGGGGACAGCACCGCTATTTTCGTGGGCGGTCCTGTTAAATTTGCAGGCTCGGCCGACTCGCGGGGTATCCCCACAATGGCCGCAGCCAGTTCCGGCGATGCCGTCGCGGGGGTTATGGTCGGCGTTGACGCCGCCACCCGAGACAGCGCCCTTTACCGGGTCGCCTCAACCGACATGTATATCTTCTACATTCCGGTTAACGGGATGCTGTTTGAGGTCCAGGAAGATTCCGACAGCAACGCTCTGACCGCCGACAGCGTGGGATCGAACGCGGGATACACCGCCGAAACCGGAAGCACCGTCACCGGGTATTCCACCATCGAGCTCGATTCGACATCCGCAGCGAACACCAACACCCTGCCGCTCCAAATCGTGGAAATGGTGGACCGGGACGACAACGAGATTGGGGACTATGCCAAGTGGCTCGTCCGGTTCAACGATCTCCAGTATGCAAACCAGATTGCCGGAACTTCGGAATAAGGAGGTAGATAAATGGCAGGCGTAATCACTACCGGCGCTCATCCTAAGGCGCTTTGGCCCGGAATCAAGGCGATTTTCGGCGGAGCCTACGACGAGCACGAAGAAGAGTTTTCCAAAATTTTCGACCGCACCGATTCCGACAAGAAATATGAAGAGTATTTCGAGGTCACCGGTTTCGGCCTGGCCCCGGTTAAACCCGAAGGCGACTCGGTTTCCTACGATTCCGAAAGTCAGGGCTACGACCACCGGCTCACCAACGTCACCATCGCCCTCGGGTATGTGGTCACGATGGAGGAATTGCAGGACAACCTGTACGAGCAGGTTTCCGGGCGCAGGGCCAAAAGGCTCGCTTTTTCCATGCGCCAGACCAAGGAGACCATCGGGGCCAACATCCTGAACCGGGCTTTCAGCTCCAGCTACCTCGGCGGCGACTCCAAGGAACTCTTGGCGACAGACCACCCGACGCTCGACGGCACCCAGGCCAACGAGCTTTCTGTGGCCGCTGATCTTTCCGAGGCTTCGCTGGAAGACCTCATCATCCAGATTCACAAGGCCAAGAACAGTCGGGGCCGCAAGATCCAACTCAAACCCGACAGTCTCATCGTGCCGCCCGACCTGTGGTACGAGGCAAACCGGATTCTCAAATCCACCCTCCAGAACGATTCGGCCAACAACGCCGTCAACGCTCTGAAGGCCACCAACGCCCTTCCCGGCGGGATCGTCCTCAACCACTATCTGACCGACTCCGACGCCTGGTTCGTCAAGACCAAGATGCCCAAAGGCGAGGGTCTGATCTACCAGGAGCGCATGGCCAACAAGTTCGAGCAGGACAACGACTTCGACACCAAGAATGCAAAAGCGGCCTCGGTGGAGCGGTACGTGTTCGGCTGGAGCGACTGGAGGAGCCTGTTTGGGTCGCCGGGGGCGTGACGCTGATATAATTCTTGTAAGCAGATACACGCCTAAGCCAAAAGCCTCCATATCGGGGGCTTTTTTATTTAAACCTTTGTGGGGGGACTTCGGTCCCCCTGCTCCCTTGAGGAGTGCAAAGACATGACCAATTTTCCCAACGGCATCACCTCTTTCGGTATCCCCGTAATGGGCGGCGGAGGAATCCCCGCGACCAAGGGCAACGTCTATTTTGTGGATTATGGCGCGGGGAGCGACGGCAACAAGGGAACCACCCCGACCCGGCCTTTCCAAACCATCGCAAAAGCCTACAGCATGGTCACATCGAACAACGACGACGTGATTTGTCTGATCGGCAGCTCCACCCACGTTCTGACCGAGATGCTGGACATCACCAAAAACCGCGTTCATTTCGTCGGAGTGGACGGAACGCAGCGCTTTTACGGCCAGACGGCAAAGGTGTCACTGGGTGTCACCACGGCTGCGACCGACATTGCCACAATGCAGAATACCGGGGTTCGAAACTCATTTTCCAATATCAAGTTTCTGAACTCCAACACCGTTGCCGAGGGCATTTACTGCGTGGCTGAAGGTGGTGAGTATACCGTTTACGATCACTGCGAGATTTACAAAAGCACCGATCTCGACGTGACCGGCGCAGCCGAAATGCTGCACAACGGCGACTCCGTGCAAATGATCAACTGCACCATCGGTTCGCTGGCCAACATCGTCGCCGACAATGTTATCCGCCCGTGTGTTCTGGTAACGGCGGTTCTCTCAGGGAAGAAATTCCGGGACGGGTATTTTCAGAACTGTATGTTCTGGCGCAAAGCCGGGGGCACCGAGACCATGATGATCTACGGGGCCAATGCCTCGGACGTGGAACGGCTTCTTCTGGCGAAGAACTGCACTTTCGTCAACAACATCCTGTCTGCGGCCGATCCGGCTCATGCCGTTGGGTTCGGAGCGGCCCAGGACCAAGGGACGGTGCTCCTCCAGGATTGCACCGCCGTAGGCTGCACCATCATGGCCGAGGCGTCCGTCGGGATTTTCGTCTCCGGTGCGGTTCCGACCTTCGCCGGTACCGGTATTGCGCTGGCATCGTAACAAACTAGGGGGGACTTCGGTCCCCCCTTTCTTTTGAGGTTGATATGGCGAACACACTCACCGAAAACAAGATTCTCGACGGGCGAAAACTCGTGATGGAATACCAGATCACCGGGGATGGCTCTGGGGAGGAATCCGACACCGTTCTAGTTGATTTCTCCGGGTTGGCGTCGGGGTTCTCCGAATTCTGCATCCAGAAGGCCCTGTGGGCTTTGTCCGGGTTCTCCGCAACCCTTGACTGGGACGCTACAACCAACGTGAAAGCCCTTGAATGCCCCGAAGGCGAAGGCGGTTTCGACTTCTCCCAGATCGGCGGACCCATCATCAACCGGTCCGGGACCGGCAAGACCGGCGACCTGCTCATTACCACCGTGGGCTTGGGCTCTGGAGATTCGGGAACCCTCCGCATTGAAGGGTACAAGCGTGGATAAATACCGTCCTGGCGACTTCTACGTAAAATGTGACCACACCGGGTTCAAAATCCGCAGAAGCGAAGCCCGCATGACGTGGGACAACCTTCTGGTGCGAAGGGATACGTGGGAGCCGAGGCACCCGCAGGAGTTCGTGCGGAGCGTCCGGGAGGACACCACCGTCGAACAGCCACGGGGCGGTTGGGAGACGGACACGTATCTAACTACCAATGAAGTCACCGAGGACGACCTATGACCACCAGCGGATCAACGGACTTTTCCGTTTCGGAAGCAAACATCATGCGCGATGCCGCCCTGCTTTTGGGTATTATCGACTCTGGTGGGAGTCTGGACCCGCAAGAGCAAGCCGACATGCGGCGCATGCTCAACATGATGTGTAAGCACTGGCAGACCAAAGCCGACCTGTGGCCGACAAAAGATGTAACCGTTACGCTCACTCCGGGGACACAAAGCTATACGGTTGGGGTTGGTGCAGACGTTCCAACACCAAGGCCGTTAAGGCTTTTATCCTGGCGCCGGAGGGACAGCAACAGCAACGAAGTAGAAGGACCCAAAGTTTCTTCGCGGCAAGAGTATATGAGCCTGCCGCAAAAAAGCACACAAGGGCCGGTCAACGTCGTTTATTACGATCCGCAGTTATCCAACGGGGTTCTGTATGTCTGGCCGACAGGGAACACCAACAACGCGACATTGATTTGCACATTTCAGCGACCGCTGGAAGATTTTGACACGACAACCGACACGCCAGATTTCCCGCAGGAGTGGTATCTTGCTCTTGTTTATAATTTAGCAGTCAACTCTGCCCCGATGTTTGGGGCTGTTATCCCTCCGGATGTGCGGGAGATGGCCGCTATTTATCTTGCAGAGCTTGACGGTTGGGATACCGAAGGAGCAGGGTTTATGATTGAACCGGGGAGAATGTAATGGCGACCAGAGCCCATCAAATAGAGTTATTGT